TGGATCAAGTCTTAAGTGACCCAGATTTACAAGAAGCAGAAAAAGTTACATTATTTACCCGTGCCATCAAAAAAGAAGGTGTGTGGTATATGTTCCAAGAAGTCGAAGGTTTTCTTGTGCAAGGCTCAGAGCAAACCTTTCAAGACAACAAGGAACTACCTTTTATCCCTCTACGTTGGACATCAATCAACGGCGAGAACTATGGTCGTGGTTTAGTTGAGCAGTACTTAGGTGACTTCCGTTCACTTGAGGCATTGTACCAACTATTGCTAGAAGCTTCATCGGTAATGAGCCGAGTGATCTTCGGTAAGCGAGCAGGTTCAGTTCTTGATGTTGACGACATCAACGAAGCTGAGAATGGTGTATGTATTCTTGGTGACCTTGAAAACGACATCACAACATTGCGAGTAGACAAAGGTTCTGATCTCCAAGTTCCAATGAACATGGTACAAGATCTTACCCGCCGTCTTGAGCAAGCATTCCTAGTAGCTTCGTCAGCTGCCCGTGACTCAGAGCGTACAACTGCTACTGAAGTTCGCATGATGGCTGCTGATCTAGAGAATTCATTGGGCGGTGTTTACTCATTGCTCTCACTAGAAATGCAATTGCCTTTGGCACAGCTACTACTAGCTCAATCACAAATCGATGTTAAATCTATTGGTATCGATCTTGTTATTGTTACTGGTGTAGAAGCTCTAGGACGCACAGCTGAGTTGGATCGTATTCGTCAGTTCAACGCTTTGCTACAAGAAATTGGAGCACCAGAGCTAGTACTATCACGCATGAACGTAGGTGTTTACATCGACAAGATTGCTAATGCACTGTCTATGGACGCTACTGGTTTAATTAAATCTGAACAACAAATTCAACAAGAGCAACAAGCTCAACAACAACAAGCTTTAATGCAACAAGGAGCAGGTAACTTAGTTAACGCTGCTACTCAAGATGCACCACAAGCTTTGATGGAAGCAGAGATGCAAAATCAATAAGGAGAGAATATGGCTGCTACTAAGTCATTATACGAGCTAAAACAAGAAGCTCAAAAAAAGAAAAACCCTAACACTATCACAGATGCAGATTATTATTTGCGTGATAAGACAAAGGAAGCCGAACTTGGCTATCCTAACACTATCGACATGACTCCTCCAGAGCCTAAGCCTGTTAAGAAGGCAGCAGCTAAGGAGGATTAATTATGTCCGAAGAAGTGATTAATGAAGTCGCTTCGGAAGCACCTGCGGAGTCTCAGAGCGAGGCTCCTCAGCTTTCCGAGCGTGAACAGATTGAACAAGAAGCAATTAACCGTTATCGTGAATCACAACAATCGCAAGAAGAACGTGAATCAGGTATGCCAGAAGGATACAACGAAGACGGTACTCAGCAAGAAGAGCTGATTGGCGGTAAATTTAAGTCACAAGAGGACTTGTTAGCCGCTTACAAGGAACTTGAATCTAAGCTAGGTCAACCTAAGACTGAATCTGAAAAACCCGTCACAGAGGCTCCTGAGGATTCTGAGAGCCCATCTGAGGATGGTTTCTCTGCTGCTAAGTATGAACAAGAATATGCTGAAAATGGTTCGTTGTCAGACGAGTCATACGCAGATCTTGAGAAGCAAGGCTTTAGCAAGGCTCAGGTAGATGCTTACATCCAAGGACAAAAGTCCTATGGTGAATCTGTTCGTAATGCTGTCTACGATGCTGTAGGCGGTCAAGAGAATTATGTGGAAGTAGTCAATTGGGCTTCCGATAATATGCCACCCGAGATAATCAAAGAGTACAACGATGCTGTTGATTCCTTAGATCAGGCTAAGATGCTACGGACTCTTGAATACATGAACTTTAAGAAGAACGAAGCTGCTCCGTCAGCTCCTCGTCGACTTGAGGGCGATGCTCCGGCAGCAGGTATTCAGCCGTTTGCTTCTAAACTTGAGTGGCAAAATGCACAATCGAATCGCTTATATGGCAAAGACGCTAAGTACACTAACATGGTCGACCAACGTTACTTAGCTGCTCGCAAACGCGGTACGATTTAACCAATTGAGCCCTTGGGGGAAGTTTCTCGTCTCCTTTATTCTCCCTTGTGGCTCTCCTAACTCTACAAAGAGACTCCTCGATGCTTATGTTTATTTGGTACTCCGTAAGCCCGACATACCTACGATGCGCTCTAGGTACTAGGACAACTTAAAGAAGAAGAAAAAACTAACAGCTACGAGATTACATTTTATATAACTATAATCATTGAGGCAATAAAAATGGCTTTAACTGTAAATAATATTGGTAACAATAGTTCTACTCCGCGTGGTGTACCAACGGATATGGACAACGCACTGGAAATCTACTACGGCTCAGTCTTGACTGCATTTGACCGTAAGCAGGTTTTCCTTGATTTGGTAACCACTAAGTCTATCGACTCAGGTTCATCAATCTCTATCCCAGTAATTGGTCAAGGTTCTGACTCAGATACCAACACCCACGTTCCGGGTACTGAGCTCACCATGTCAACCATCGCGGTTAAAGAGCGTATCATCAACATTGATGCACTCGAGTACTTCGCGTTGGCAGTTGACAAGTTTGAAGAGAAGGTTCTTCACTTTGAAACTCGTGGCGAGTTGGCGAAGCAAGCAGGTGAAGCACTTGCTGTTAAGATCGACAAAGCTGTAGCAGCTATGATCCTTACTGCTTCTCAGACCTCTGGTACTATCGGTGGCGCAGCTGTTCAAGCTGACGGTACTGAAGTTAACAACGACACCATCGATTCAGGTGCTACCCCTAAAGCTAAGGGCGACGCTTTGATCGAAGCTGTGTTTGCTGCTGCTGCGGCAATGGAAGAGAAAGACGTAACTGGTGAGAAGTACTTGGTAGTTTCTCCAGTAATCTACTCTTACCTTGCACAGTCTGACGCTGTAAACAAAGACGTAACCGCAGGTACTAATGGTGGTTTGGACAAGGGTACTGTAATGGAAGTTGCAGGTATCCGTATCTACAAGTCTAACTACACCAACCAAGACGCTGCTGTTGACGTTGGCGGCACCGACAAGAAGTTGAAAGCATTGCTGTTTACTTCTGAGTGTGTTGCAGTTGCTAAGTTGATGGACGTAACTTCTGAAGTTAACTACATCCCTGAGCAATTGGCGACTTTGATGACCACATACTACTCTTACGGTATGGGCGTATTGAAGCCGGGCGCAGCTTGTGTTATCACTGGTGGTAACGCATAATAGGTTACTAGCCTATATTGGGGGAGTCCTTCGGGGCTCTCCCTTTTCCTATTTGTGAATATTTTAGGAAGGCTAGAGTATTTGCAAATACGAAGGAAATAATAAAAATGACAGAAATTGATGCTATCAACCGTATGCTTCGGTATATCGGTGAGCTACCAATCCCTTCTACTGTTGTCTTAACCAGTTTGCCTGAAGGTCACGAAGCTTTACAAGCTCAGACTATTCTAGAAGAAACACTCCGAGAAGAACAAGAAGAAAAATGGTGGTTCAATACTTTTGATGTGGAATTTGTACCAGATACAACTGGTCGTATCACATTGCCCAGTAACTTAATTGCTTTTGAAAGCACAGAGTATTTCAAAGAAGGTGGTGATCTTTATGAAAAAGAAACACTATCAAGCACGTTCACAGAAAACGTAGAACTTACTTGCCGCCTAGAAATTACTTTTGACAATATTCCAGACGTCTTCCGCACATATGTTGTGTTGGTTGCGGCTAAGCACCTTCATGTATACTTGAATGGTGACGAAACAACTCAGCGTGAGTTGGAAACAAAAATTAATATGCAACGTATCAAACTTGAGAAAGAACATCTCAAACAATCTAAGTTTAATTTGGTACGAGGCAATCGACTGATTGATCGTGGTACTAACCCAACAGCCCTAATCTAAGGAGGAACAATGGCTAAGATTAATAAAGTCTACCCTCCTTTCTTTAACGGTGTATCACAACAAAGTCCAGAGCTTATTCTTGACAACCAGTGTAAAGAGATGGTCAACTGTGTACCTGATTTGGTTGTAGGCTTAACTAAGCGTCCACCTGCAAAGTTTGTTAAGGTGTTAGATTTTGATGCTAATCCTACTCTTGAAGAAGCTACTACATTCCACACCTATGATCGTGGAACTAACAACGAAGAATATATTTTCTTAGAGAACGATGATCCTAATGATCCTGTGCTAATCTATCACAAAGATGGTACAGAAATGAATGTAACCTATGAAGCTTCAACTGAAGCTGAGGTTAAGGCTTATCTTCGTGAAGGTAACCTTAAGGGTTTGACAGTACAAGACCGTACTTGGATCTTCTCTAGAAATGCTGAGGTTGATCTCGACTATGATGAGACAACCCCTCTAAAAGCTAATTATGATCGTGAAGCCTATTACTGGCTGAAGCGTGGCTCAGGTGACCGTTACAATCCATACAACTATGCTGTGTACCTTAACGGCACAACCTATCAGTGTAGTCCTAATAAACCTGACGGTGCAACTAGTGACCCCCCAACAGGATTTGAAGATTCAGATTATGCAGCAGCATATTTACAGGGTCTTATTGACGGCTCTAACGGATTCTCATGCTCTAAGAACGGCTCAATCCTAAAGATCTGGCGTAGTGATGGTGCTGACTTTACATTTAGCACTTGGGACTCTTGGGGTGACCAAGCATCTGAAGGTTGGAAAGGCTCAGTTAACAAAATTACTGACTTGCCTCGTGAGATGCCATACGATGATGTATATGTAAACATCACAGGCTCAGACAACAATGACTTTACAGAATACTATGTAAAGTGGAATGGCTCTTCTTGGGAAGAGTGTCTAGACCCTGCGGCTGATCGTGGTAAGCTTACTTTGATGCCTATCAAGTGTGATCGTCAAAGCATCACAGCCGGCATCTCGACATTTAAATTGGACTTGGTTGACTGGTCATTACCCCGTGTAGGTAACCTAGATAATAACCCAGATCCATCGTTTGCCCCTGATGCTGACGGTAACCGTCGTAAGATCACAGATATGTTCTTCTACAAGAATCGTCTGGGTATTGCATCTGCTGACAGTGTTACGCTTTCTGAGGCAGCTAACTATACAAATTTCTATGCTACTACGGCACTTGACATTGTGGACACAGACGTTGTTGACGTAACTGTTGCTACAAACCAAGACAGCCAAATCTACTATGTAAAACCTTTTAACAACTCACTGTACATCTTTACACAGTATGCACAATACGAGATGGTGTCTGAAGGTGCTTTCTCACCTAGTACAGTAGCTATTCAGAATACAACTAACTATCCTATGGCTATCAACGTAGAGCCAATTGTAATTAATGATAGTTTGTATTTTATATCAACAACCGACAATCGACAACAGCTTCGTGAATACATTAAAGGTGATAACTTAAGCGTTAAAGGCGTAGACCTTAGCATAAGCACACCTTCGTACTTACAAGAGCCGATTGTTAAACTTATTGCAGATGGTGTTCTTGGTTATGTACTTTGTTGTACAGCTAATCATACCATCTACCTCTATAACTACAAAGAAGATGGATCACAACGTATTCAGTCTGCTTGGAGTACATGGGAACTGCTAAATGATCTTGAACACCAAGAAGATTCATTTGAATTCCATAACATCAAGTCAACTTTGCTAGTAATCTGTAAAACAGCCGATGACTATCGCTATCACACATTGCAACTAGATTATGATGTTGCAGATAGCAACTTTGATACGTCTTCAGCTGATGGTATAATTATTGATGAGTACCCTTACGAGTCAAGAGTATTGTTACCTGATTACTATCCACAGTTAGGAAATGTACGCACACCTATGAACAAGATGCCGATCAAAAAGATTACAATCGAAGGTGAAGGTACATTCAATGCTGATGTGTATCGTAAAGATTACAACACAACGTTTACAAAAGAAAATCAGTATGGTCTTAAAGACCTTGATCTTCACGTTGCGTCTAAAGTAGGCAAAGCAGATATTACGATTAAAGATTCATCTTCAGATGATTTTAAAATAACTTCAATAGTTGTTGAGGGTTTATTCTCAACT